TAAAAACCCCCAAATTTACAAAATTTCAACCAACCACAACCAATCAAATGGATTACTTAAGCGAGCTTGCTCAAACAGACGCGTCGATCATGTCTTACGGAGATGGTCAAATAATGATGAAGACTAAACTTGGTCTTCACGTACAGAAGGTGGAACAAAAGGGATTCTCAGATGAGAAGAATGATGTAGTGCGAGACGATACTATGGAAACGGTGGCCAACTCCCAACGGTCAGCTGATGTACAACAAGTGTTGGACTCCCTTAGTGGGGAAAGGTTTACCGAGAGGTTGAACACATCGGTTGCATGCGTAGGGACTATATACGGCAGTCATCAGGCTGTAATCCACTCAGAGCGAAACCATTCATACTTTGGTATGAATAAGCGCTACTTAACTACTGACGGTATGCCGAATGAGACTGCTATAATCAAGAGGCTTAAAGAACTAAATATAGTACAGGAGGTGAAAGAAGCCAGGTTAGGTCGATTATACAACTCGGTTTTTACGCGTGACTTCTACGATAACGCATCTTTATTGTTATATGTCCTACACACCCAGATGTACCTATATAGATTTTGGTCAGGCAACAAAGTATATACACATGTCATACCTATAGCCTATAATGATGTGGTAGGTATCTTAGAGGGTACAGTTGGCCAGGCCACAAATGCGTTCCGTGAATATATAGCACACCACCCACAGGGTGTAGGCCTTGGTAAAGGGGACGTTGAGGTAGCGGAGTGTGTTAGAATGTTAATGACTTGGGTCGATGAAGTTACTGAAGCGGTTGATAGAGAAAGGGACGATGTGATAAAGGCTCAACTTGCTGCTAGTGCGAAGTATGATTGGACAATCAAAGTATGGAAGATGTATTCCTATAATGATGGCCACTCTCGTAGTGGTAACACATTTGGTAACGTATTTGGTTTTAGAAAAAACATGTTTAAAAAACCAGGTAAGATGTTTACATACAGGACGTCATCTAGGCAATGTATTGTAAGCTTTGACCCAGCAGCACACATAAACGATGGGGCTGCGGACGGGTATGGAAATAACGATTACTTTATCAACTGCACTTCTCTAACAGTCAAAGAAGTATCTATAT